CAAGGTTTTCCGCTAACTCCACACCAAAGTTGATTTGTTTCGGAACCATGTACGGCATCGGAAGCCATGCAAAAGCTCCAGCCGCAGTCTTTCCCGCCTCGTAAGCCGCTGCCGTTCCCGGCAGGATTGGAGATTCTTCACCTTGGATCGCATCGTTTACTTGCTCTCCGACAAAGTAGCCAAGCCCCGCGCCAACCGTTCCTGTTACAAACGGAAGCCCAAATCTCAGGACCGCGGCAGGTCCAACAGGAGGAACACCCGCAACCGCGGTTTGTCCTAAAGCAAAACCGCCCATAAAGGTTGGAACAGACGCTGCCGCAGGAATAATCTCACGTTTTGCTCCGCCAAGGAAAGTACCCGCTTGAATGGGCTCACCCTCTAAATCTCTTGCAAAGAACTCAATAATATCGTTGTCCGACAACCTGCGTTCGGCTGGAGATAAGCCCGCCAACTCTGGAATGGTGTCTAAGATTGGTGCAGTACCGTCTCTTAGACCACTGTAAGTCATGTAGTCAGGTTGCTCTGGAAAATCCTCGGCTAAAACCTCGACCATGCTAGAAGTAAAGGCGGAGGTGTTCCCGCCAAAAAGACTTACATCCGTTTCAAACTCATCTTTGTCATATGTTAAAAAAGGAAGCGACGGAGCAACGGGTTCAACGGCTGGTTCAACAACGGGAACAGGAAAGGTGTCTGCCATGTTAATCTACCTTTTTCTCTTACGCATCGAAGCTTTCGCAGCTTCAATCGCTTCTTGGTTTATACTGGCCTCACCAAGCAGTGTAATTGGACCCAGAATACTTTCAAGGCGATCAATTTCAAACAACTTTTGATTAAGAGTAGACTTCATCGTGCTGTCCATAGGCGTCCCGCCTGCAAACATTTCTAGAATCCGAGTCTTTTCTTCTGCCAGATAGCCCACAATATCGTTAAGTTTCCGCGATTCCGTTTTAGGGCTCGCCAACAAAGCTTGCTCATTTGGAAACAACTGCTCGGTTGTTTGTAAGTCCGCAACCGCAAATCTCGGCGAAGAAGCTAGAGCAGAACGACCCATAACGCGGATCATTTTGACAAACTGACGAGCATCCGTAGTGTCCTTAAACAGTTCGCCAAAGGCTTCCGGAGCCAAGCCCCCAGCAACAGCATCAATTCCGGCATATACTTTTGACCAGAACCCTGTACCTTTACGAGCCGCAGCAAATGCGTCTTTAACTTCGGCCATGTCCGCTCTGGAAAGGGGCGAACCATCTATTTTGGTCATACCTTTAAGAAGCTCTGCGTCCAAAGCGTCCAATTGAGCTTGTGCGCCCGCCGCCATCTTCTCGTTTTTAGCAACCTCGTAAGCAATCGTGCTGGACACTTCAAATGCACCACCCGGAAGCGGTTTAGCGTTACCATCTTCATCAACGTATGTTCTGCCGTCGTAAGAAGTAAATACGCCCTCACCCGGAACAAAAAAGCCGCGGACCGCGGTGCTTGCTGTTGGAACTTTTTGATACGAGGCAGAGCCGGGAGCCGCGGCATTTGCAGTGTTAACTTGCTCTATCAAAGCCTTGCCCTGCGGGCTTGTAATGTCGATCACGGTCGTTACAGGGACGCCGTCGGCGTTTGGAAGAGTAACCTGCGCCATAGACGGGTCTGGAACAGTCGGATCGCCGAAGATAACTTCAGTCTCTCCGGTGAGCGTGTCAACTCGAACAAGCTCGCCGTTTATTTCACGCAACTCAATGGTGTCTCGGTTAGCAACAGCGCGGTTTTCTGCAGCAACCTTTGCGGCTTGATCTCGTTCAAAGTTGTTTTGATTAACAATGGCTGCGCGATCCTCGGCGTTGATCTGACTTTCGTCTCTAAGCCCTTGAGCAACCGCTAACCTTGCAAGGTCGTATCCTTGAATTATAGCTTGACGAGTTTCGAAAGTTGTCTGAGCCCGCTCTTCTGCATTTAGGGTTCTACCCAAAGCTCTTTCTTCTTGGGCAATCGTAGACGCAATCTGCGCAGCAATGTCTGCAAGCTCATCCGCGCGGTTCCGACCATATACGACTTTTTCACGATCCACTGCACGATCTTCCGCGGCAATTGTAGTTGCAAGAGCACGTTTTTCTGCTTCAATCTGAGCCTGTATCGCGCGGTTTTCTCTTCTAATAGCTGCAAGCTCGTCACGAGCCTCTTGCGCTTCAAGTGTTGCTTGTTTGCGATCTTCTGATCCAAGAGTAGTTGCAAGCAAGCGAGCTTCGGTGTCGATAAGCCGTTGCTGCGCACGGCCTTCAGAAGCAATTGCCATAAGAACAGCCCGCTCTTCTTTGCTAATCGTTGTGCTTTCAAGACGCTTTTCTGCGGCAAGGGTAGTTGCCAAAGCTCTTTCTTCCGCTGCAATATCTCGCTGTTCCGCGCGGTCTTCTCTTTTTTGAGCAAACTCGTCGGTAATTGTTGCCGCGGCAACTTTATCGTCAGTTGTATAACCCCCTTTAAGAAGATCACTTACGGTCTGCCGTTCTTCCAAAGTGTTTGTTGGTCTAGTGACCGGAACTGTGGGGTTGTTCGGGTCATACAGTGTAATAGTTTTAAACCCGGCATCTGTTGGGGCCGCGCCAACGTTATAAACTTTTGCGCCGTCTACTTTGGAAGCAGCGTTAAAATCTTTTCGACCGTCCGCAGTACTTAGATCAAACGTTTGCGCTTGTCCGGAGGGTGATACAACAATTTTAAGGTCCGACTTGCTGCTATCCGCAGGCTCCGTACCAACGTTATACAAAGTAGCATCGGGGTTACTCTTAATTGCAGCGTCTAAGTCAGCCACGCCGGACGCCGTTGAAACGTTAAAAGTACCCAGCTTTTCCCCGTTTGGACCTATAAGTCTTTGATACTTAGCGTCCCCGGGCTTGGCCTTGGCCGCGGCTAACTCTAAAGCATCTGCCGCAGCTTTGTTAGTCTGAGCCTGACCCAAGCTTGCTTGCAAGCCAGCCATCCGCATCTGACGGTCTTCCGCAGCCTGCGCTTGTTTAGCACTCAACATGCCCGCGGCCCGCGTTCCGATCTTGTCCGTCAATTGTGTTTGAGCCGCCGCATTAGCCAAGCGTTCCGCAATAGATCGACCCTGCGTATTACCCGCAAAATTCAAAGCGGTGCCTGCAATGTCAAACAGCATCTGCGCTTGAGACATCTCTCGTTGCTCTTGAAGGTCCGCGGCCCGCGCTTGTTGGTCAAACGCGCCTTCAAAGTATTTCTGAAAATCAGGGGCCATCCTTTGAGCTTCAGATATTACAGAGCCCCCGGGAGCAAACTTACGGACCTCTACGGGCCCACCCTGATTAAAATTTGCGGGTGGTGTGTTGCCCGCCCCCATTGCCATGAGTTCGCCAACCCCTTGATCCATGCCGCTGCCTTCGGTCATTTCCGCTTCGCCCATCAGACCCTGCATAAGCTCCCCGATACCGCTGTCTACAGCGCCTTCCTCGGTCATCATTATGGTGGGTTGAACCAAAGCTAGCACACTTTCAGGAGTTTGCTGGGCGTCTTCTTCCCCAACTAAACCCGCAAGTTCCGTGTACCGCGCTTCAAGGGGAGCGGCGTTTCCCCGGATTGCGTCAATCAAACTTTTCGGGTCCTCAGCGGCGTCTAAGCTTGCCATAGTGGCTTCGCCGTACATTTCACCTATTTGCTGACCTTGCTGCATTCCAGCCGCTTCGCCCTGTTGAAGCATTGCCATAGCATCCGCTTCGCCTTGTGGCGCAGCCGCTGGGGGCTGCATCAAGTATTGCTGACCCATAGCCGCCATCTCTTCAGGACTGCGGGCCGCGGGCCCTCCTGCCTGACGGAATAAAGGTCGATCCATAACGGCACCGCCGCCCATGTATTTTTTAGCCATTTCAGGGTCGATCTTCCGCTGAACGTTTTCAGGTAATGATTTGAAGCCTTTGTTCATTAGAATAACCCCGCTTTTGATGCGCCCGCCGCGGCGCTAAGTCCTGAGATACCCAAGCCCAGAGCCGTTTGAAACGGCGAGACTTGAGGTGCAGAAGATGCTGTAATTGTAGATTGTGAAGTCGGTATACCCGCATAAATGTCTGACAAGAAGCCATACTGTTGATACGGATACTGTTGTGCCTGAACATTTGTAAGGCGAGTCGCGTCAAGCGCCGACTGATCGATGCCGCGCTGTAGTCCGCCCGCGGTAAGAGCGTTTTGAATCTGAGACCCACGAATATTTTGGCCGATCTCGCCAATGCCTGCCTGTTGAACGCCCAGCTGACCCAATGCCGAACCAAACTGACCGTATTGCGCGGACAACGATCCGAGGCCCTGACCAAGCTGCATCTGCGTCTTGGCTAAATCACCAAGTTGTGAAACGTCTTGTTGACCTAGCTGACCGTACTGAACCCCGAGGTTTCCGTACAACTGAGCTTCCTGCAAGCGACGCGCCATAGACGCATCAAAGCCTGCTTGCCGCAACTGACCCGATGTTCGACCCATTTGATCTAAAGCGTTGCGGAAAAGTTCTTGCTCGGCAACGGCTTGACGCGAACCGCCAAAAGCTCCAGAGCCAACGGCTTGAGCCCGAATCCCTTGTTGCTGTATTCCCGCCTGACGAGCAACATCATCAAGAGACCTCTGAACAACCTGCTCTTCAAAAGGATTAAAGCCGCCAATCCCTGCCGCGGTTTGTGCCGCCGCCTGTTGATATGTGTAAGGAACAGCGCGTTGCGCACCAGCAAGTTGCGCCGCTTGGTTAATAATGTCTTGAGAAGCGCCTGTAGTTGTTTCAGCTTGCTGCAAAGAAGGCATTGCAGAGCCCGTCAGAATGTTTTGACCACCCTGAATAGCGGCTTCACCCGCTTGCAAAAAAGGCTGGTAAGCACCGATGCCCGAACCCGCCGCTTGAATAGCCGCCGTCTCCGGAGCGGTTAAACCCGCAACCTGATACGCTGTTTCCGCGGGCATTCCTGCCGCAATCTGATCTTTGATGTATGTTTGAACATCACCTAAAAGCCCTAAACGGTAGGCTTCAATAGCAGGGTCCTGTCTGCTTATCTGGACAACTTCTTCAGCCATTATGCTACCGCCCCTCCTTCATATGCCCGCATTATATCGTACATCTTCCTGAAACCTTTTTGACGGTCGCCTTGACCCGCATTTCTAACGGCCTGCGCTGTCATAACAAACTCCCCGTCAGAAAGCATCGCGGGAATGTCGTCAGAAGTCTCTGTGCCGGGGCCTTCTATCTGGCCCGTGCGCCGCGGAAAGTCCATCGCGCCACCTCTTGCAGCGTTTACGGGAGTAATTGGGGCCGTAGAAGCATATTGTGCAGGCATTATCGGATCAGCGTAAGGCGAATATACCGGGTTGCCAAATTGATCTACGCCGTACAACGGAGCAGGACGCATCCCCGTTACTGTTGGGTCGTATCCGGGGATGTTAACCGGGGAAGGTGGGACATAAGTTGAAGAACCACCGCCACTTGGAACCATTGTTCCCGCGTTTTGATCGGTTAAGGCTGCGTAGGTGTTAGACGGAACGATAGGATTATATGAGCCTTGGTTTGGAAGATAAGCCGCCGTGGTCAAAGGTTGACCAGAGTAAATTGCGTTAGACGGTGATATGTAACCGGGACTCCGAGTTGGAACTCCAGTGCTATATTTTCCGGGGTCCTCAGCAAGTCGAGTCTCAGAGGTGTCGGCTACGTCTATACCATAACCGGACAAGTCAATCTCTTCGGCAGGGATCGGATCAAAAGCTCCCCCCGCTCCAGCGGCGAGGAGTGTTGGAAGCCCGTACTTAACGGCCGTGCCGAGGGCGCTTGATTTTCCTACGTTAGCCGAAACCTGAGTCAACGCCTGATCGGGAGACAAGGTGATTCCGGCGGCTTTCGCTTTGTCAATTTCTGCTTTAGCTAACTGATACTTGTTCATACCCGCAGCCTCTTGTGCCGCGGACAAACTTTGAGCATAAGCGTCTGTGCCTGCATAACCTGTTTTCATGGGTTCAAAGAACCCCGGAGCTTCGGGTCCGCGTAAAGCAAAATCACCAGAACTAGGCAATGCGCCTTTTAAACCTGCGCCGCTGTAACTTGCTGGAAGACCGCCTTTTACGCCCTCCATAAACGTGCCGCCGCTAAACTTACTGGAAATACCCGATGCAACGCCCGCGGTTATTCCGCCTAAAGCCGCACTTTTTAACGCATCCCCAAAATTCTCGCCTTGAACAAGGCCCCCGATACCTGCACCAATAGCGGCAGACGCAATCGTGCCAAGGCCCGGTAGAAAATAGTTTATCGCAACAGGCAAAATAACTTTTGCCGCTTTTTTCAGTACGTTCTTAACTTTTTTAACAAGCTTCTTTAAGAAAAACTCCCGTTGACCCGTGTAAGGGTTAATTGAGTTTAATTCTGAACCAACAACATATGCTGCCGGATCGGCCCCCTCGGCAGATATAGCTTGATTAACCCGCTCCATAAGCTCCGGGTTGTTTTCCGCCACCTCACGAGGAACCATGACCTCTTTTTCAGAGGCGTGAATTATATAATTGTCACCATTTCGACCTTGAGCGGCCATCCGATCCGCAACAGCCTTCATAGAGTTAATGCCTGACTCGCGACCAAACATCAAAACGTTGTCGTCAAGCTCGTCCATGTTTGACGTTAGAAAACTACCAATTCCAGCATCTGGCATTGTAATTGTTTCGTACTGTTGCGCAGCGGCCATCATGCTTCTCCTGAAATGGCTTCTGGGGCAGTAACGTTTATAGAGGTACTACGTCGCTCTGCGCCTGTCCACGATTCGCCACAATCTGGGCAATTACCATCCGGGTAACTCGCGACCTCTGCGGGTGTATCCACTGCGTTGTCACAGCTTACACAATGTACTGTATCAGAACTAGAGGAAGGTTTCCACTTCGAACCGTTCGCCATCGTTAAAATAGTTTCACTCATGTTGTCACCACCGTAACTGTTCCAACCCCGCCCGTGCCAGTTGACCCACGCACATGAGGGCTATTGCTTAAAGTCACCTTAACAAACCCACCTTGCTGAAACAATGCCCCTGTTTCGAGACCATAATCGTCAGCTTGTAAGTCCGTTAAAGTAAGTTTCGTAGCTCTTTCTTCCCCCGGATTCTGCTGCTGCTCCATATAAACAGCAAAACTCCGCGTTAAGTTCGCGAAGTACTGCTGGTCATATTCTGTGGGAGGAACCGCAAAGAACGGAAGGATCAGGTTACGAGACACTACCTTCTCCCGTCAGTCCGAATATCCAGCCTTGGAGACCCTAGCCGCCAGCCTACCCCGGAGTCTTCCGATTCTACTCGCATCGCAAAGCTACGGCCTCGCAACCTCAGATGTACCTGTTCTGTAAACTGCTCAACAGGAACAGAAGCCGTCTTGGTAACCTGCTTTTCCGTAGACTGTAGATAATTCCCGCCGGGGAAATTGCGAGTTTTTATTGTAAAGTTAGCACTCGGGCTGGCCGCAGTAGAGCCGCGGAACGTGACATCCGGTATCATGCGCTTGATGAAAGCAAAGCTGTCACCATCCCCAATGTCGATCTGGCTCGACTCGATGTATGCAGTAAATGCCGCGCCATCATCATCGAATCCCGTCTCCTGAGAGTACAAATAATTGTTAGGCCCTGCGGCAATCGGCTGGTCAAAAATACCCCTGTCCATCCAAAAACTGCGAGACAAAGTGCCGTAGTACCAAATTTGCTGCTGATAGTTGTAAACAACATAGCGATTGTTTACTTCGCTAGTAGCAGATGGGTAGAACCACCAGACCTCAGAAAACGAGGTGTTGCTTGAAGCCACAATCTTTTCGCGCTGGGCCAAATTAATGTCGTCAAACACATAGTCTCGGACAGTGCATGGCAGGCGCTGAACAGTACCACCATATGCGTAGAACTCTTTAAGACCCATCCAGAACACGTTGTCTTCAACAGGAACCGCGGCCAGCGGACCCATAGTCGTAATATTCTCAGACACCAAGTTCACACCAAAGGTAAAGGGCGGACCTAAGTACTGCATGGCGTACAAGGATTCGTCTGTAAACACCAAGACCTGCTGGCGCGTTTCAATCGCCATGACAATCTCGGACCCAGAACCAAGGCGCAACTCACCCGCAGTATTAGTTGCAGTAGCACCCCAATCCGTCAAAGATTCTTGAGACGAAAACCGGATAGCCAACGGGTCTTGAACGCCGGGGTTGCTTTCCGTATCGCACCCAAAGGCAATAATGTGGCGGTCACGGTCTGAAACTAAAACCTGCTTGGCAATGGTGGGAGTTGTTGACGCTCCGGGCAACGAATCAAGGCTCACGGCCCGAGAACCTAGTCCCCCGGTCTTGTCCCAATAGTAAATCCCGCCGTTGCGCACATTAACCAGTAAGTCTTCGCCAAAGTTGTCATGTGTCCAAATACGAAGTGTAGAAGTAACCACGGGAGTGGACGCCGCGGAACCCCACGTTCCTCGACCCCAAAAACCAATGCCCCATCCTGCGCCAAAAGTAGAGGTGTTTAGACCGATATTAATCTGATACGCACCAACAACTGACGACCCACCATTTCCTGTATCGGAGCCGTTTGCAGGCACAAGAGTTGGAGAGAGTTGCCCGTCCACTGTAATGGATGGAACGGTAGTTCCTGCGGTTCGGGCGGAGATTGTGTATGTATTGCTCGTCAGAACCCCTGTAATGTTATACTCTTGGTTCAAGACCCCTGCGGTGATCGTCCCACCAAGACTCGCCGCACCGCTAAATGTCACAAAATCACCGGACACTGCGCCGTGGTTTGCATCTGTCACAGTAATTGTTGATGACCCGTTGGTGGCAGAAAAAGTCACATCCCCCGCAGCGGTTGTAGCGCGTAAGGGCGTAATATCGGAAAAAGCACCGCTGTCTTGATTCAAATAATACTTGAGGCTTGTGCCAATTCCAATGTAGCGGCTATTGTCCAAAGCCACCCAAGGGTGCATCGCTCTAGCCGTTCCAAGGTATGAAAATTGGGAAAACTTCTCCCAGCCGCCGATCTTTTCGGGCATACCAAAGCGAAACCGCACCTTATCCACATCAAACCAGCCGCCCTCGTTCGTGTAGGACGTTGTTTCTCTATTAACACCGGGCTTGAACTGAAGTTTGGTAAGCGGCATACAACATCACCTTATGTTTTGACTACGAGCTTTGTAGCAGATATTGCCGTGCCAGCCAAGACGCTTGGGTCAGCAGGGGTTGTGCCTACCGTGCCATCTGTCTGGACGAAGTATTGTTGACCAGCGGTTAAGCCTATCTGGTTTGTGGAGACCGTGCCTACGATGTCAACGGTTGCAGCGCCACCGCTTGCGACTTGGCCTCTGGTGATGTCTGTATAACCCGTTTGATATACCGCGCTAGTTCCCTTATTAGAGTTTCCACCGTCGTTATAAGCGATCACAACCTTGTTTGCGTTACTGTCAAACGAGTTGGTATTTGAATTGCTAGAAGTATTGGCATTAAACACCAAAGGAGTGTCAAAGGTTATGGTTGTATCTGAAACAGAGCCTGAAACAATAGTGCCGTAATTACTGTTTGTTTCGTCTCTATACTGCACAACCACTTTGTTTGCGTTACTGTCAAAGGTTGCATCTATGAGAGATACAACAGAGGCGGCAAAAACGACCGGAGTGCCAAAGGAAATAGATGTGCCACTGACCGTCCCGACAACAGCAGTACCGTGTTCAGAACTACCATCGTTTTCATAAGCTATAACAATCTTATTGTTTTTGGAGTCAAAAGTCGTAGAAGTATGTCTAGTGTCTGCTGCCTGAAAAACAACAGGAGTGCCAAAGCTAATAGACGTTCCAGATACCGTACCAACAGCAGCAGTGCCATGATTGGAGTTTCCTGCGTCTTGATAAGCGACAACAACCTTGTTCGCGCTACTGTCAAAGCCTATTGAAATTTCATCCGTATTAGCATTTTCAAAAACAACAGGAGTGCCAAAGCTAATAGACGTTCCAGAGACTGTCCCCACAATCGCTGTTCCAGCGCCTGAAACATTAAATTGATCCGCGTAGGCGACAACAACTTTGTTAGAGTTACTGTCGAATGTTGCACTTACAAACTGACAATTTGCGCTCTCAAAAACTACGGGTGTTCCAAAACTTATAGTTGTGCCACTTACAGTCCCTACAACGGCTGTGCCGTATTGAGAGTTGCTAGCATCTTGGTAGGCTATAACAATTTTATTGTTTGAAGAGTCAAAAGTTGCACCAATATATCTAGTGCTAACGCCAGAACCAGAAAAACTAACCTCAGACCCAAAGCTAATAGCGTTTCCACTTACTGTTCCAACAACCGCTGTTCCCTCAGAACCATTCCCTATGTCTACATAAGCTATAACTGTTTTGTTGGAATTGCTGTCAAAAGCGGAAGAGGCTTCATCCGCAATTCCCCCAGTTTCGAACACAACTGAAGTTCCTACTGATTCTGAAACTGAACTATCTTCAACAAACCCACTAGACATACCAATGTAGTTCTCGGAGGTGAGGGTGGTGGAGGTGTAAGCAGTTTGGTATACAGCGGAAGTGCCGTTGTTATTGTCAGCCTGATAACCTATAACCACTTTGTCAGGTGTGCTTGCATAAACGGGATTAGACAAAGCGCGTGGGCTGGATGTTGCATAAGCTAAAGGAGAGCTAAACGTAACCGTGTCGCCAGAAACAACGCCTTCATAAAGATTGTTTTGACTAGTGCCTTCAACAACCACCACAACTTTCTTAGCCGTTGGATTGTACACTATTTTAGGAGTCTGAGCGCCTGTTCCCGTAGCAAACGCTGCGAAGGTAGCAGCGGCTGCAAACGAAATGCTAGTTCCACTTACGGTTCCCACAGAAACGCGCCCGTAATTTGAAACACTACTAGCTCTATATACAACAACAATTTTTTCACTGCTGGCGTCATAGGCGATACCACCCATGCCATCCTCTGCGATGTCTGCACTACTGCTAGGTATTTCTGAAATGCTGCCAAACGAAATGTCAGTGCCGCTTACAGTGCCGACAATGCCTTTGGCTTTATTGCTATCGTTTCGATCTTGAAAAGCCAAAACAACCTTGTTGTTTACGGAGTCAAAGGCCATGCACATATTCTCAGGGCCGTTGCCTGTAGTGTTTAAAAAGGTTCCCGCAGAGCCAAAGGACAAACTTGTGCCGCTTACTGTAGCAACAGCCGCCTTCCCTCTTTGACTCGCTCCAGCGTCCCTGTAAGCAAAAACAACTTTATTTGAGCTGCTATCAAATACGGAAGAAATGTAATTACAAACATTGCTGGCGGGGAAACTAACCGCAGAGCCAAAACTAATGGATGTGCCAGATACAGTGCCGACTATGGCCTTTCCCAAGTTATTAACATTATCGTTATAACCAACTACAACTTTGTTATTTGAACTATCAAAAGCACAAGTGTGAAAGTCTGAATTGACACTACTGTACACAACAGGCGTCCCGAAACTAATGGATGTGCCGCTTATTGTACCCACAACGGCTGTTCCGTAAGCAGAGTTGCCCTCATCTTTGTAGGCAAAAACAACCTTGTTAGAATTGCTATCGTAAGAAGCCCCCAAAAAACCAGCAATTGTTGTTTCGAAAGCAGTTGCTGACCCAAGATTGGAAGATATAGTTGACCCCCCAACAACACTTACAGTCCCATCAGCATTAACCACAACAGGCTGACCGCTTGGCAGTGTCCCAGATGCAACGGCCTTGAGCTTACCGCCCTCTTGCTTTGGAATGGTATCTAGTGCCATGTCTTAGCCCTTCACGATAAGTTTGGTTGCAGCTACAGCAGTGCCAGCGAATACACTTGGGTCTCCGGCAGTTGTACTTAATGTGCCGTCCGTCTGGACGTAGTAACTTTGTGCAGGGGTTAGTGATACTGACGTTGAATACTGATAAACTGTGTCCGATCCCGATCCCAACACATACATCTTAGTACCGTCAGATTTAAAAAACAAAGCCTGTGGATCATTTTCTTGGGATGAGACACTAAATGCTTGTGAGTAAGACGAAGTACTAATATCCCAAGCAGAGCTTAAAACATATTTGTTTACACCCGCTGCCCCTACTACCACCATATTAAGGCCATCGGAAGAAAAGAACAAACCCGTTGGGCCTGTTTCCTGAGAGGCAACACTAAAGCTCCTAGTATACGAGGCAGAGGACACAACCCACGCAGAACTCAGTGCATACTCATAAACATTGTCTCCAGTTTTACCCAAAATAAACATTTTGGTTCCATCAGTCTTAAAGGCAAGATCAGTTGGAGCAGTGTCTTGGCTTCCTACGCTAAAACTTACAGAGCCGTAGCTTGCAGAGCTAATGTCCCAAGCGGAACTTAACGCATACTCATAAACAGTGTCCGTAGCAGTGCCAACTACAAACATTTTAGTTCCATCGGTTTTAAAGAATACGCCATTAGGAGCAGACTCTTGAGAAGCTACGCTAAAGTTTTGGCTGTAAGAAGCCGAACTAACAGTCCAAGGTGTGCTAAGATTGTACTCGTTTATATCGTTTCCTGCATCCCCTGCAACGTACATCTTTGCGCCATCTGAACGAAAGAAAAGACCATATGGGTCTGCGTCTTGTCCCGATACACTAAAGTTAACACTATCATAAGAGGCACTTACAATTTCATAGATAGTTTCTGGCACTTCAGCCACAGCGCCCTTGATGTTGATCTTTGCGCCTTGCCCACTAGGTGCGCCACTGGCGGCTGTGCCGATGTAGTTCTCTGAGGTGAGGTTGGCTTCTGTGTAGGCGGAACGAATTGCAATTGCTTTGCCTTTACCGCTATCCGAATTATCAGAAAACGCATGAACAACAACTTTTTCATCAGATATGTAGGCCGCGCCCGTAGCCCAGACGGTAGTCCCAGCTTCATATTCTACAGGAGAGGTAAAGCTGACAGAGGTTCCACTTACTGTTCCCTCACAAAAAAATCCTTTTGTATTGTCACTCTGATCGGTAAAGAAGATCACATGCTTTCCCGCCGCGACATTGTACGTTGCTGACTGTCTACCTATTTCACCCGCAGAGTATTGAGTCAAAGAACCGACTGCAATAGATGTTCCCGTTATAGTTCCTACCCTAGCCTCACCCTTTTGGCTATCCGATGTATCCTTGTAGTAGATAACAACATGGTTTGAGGTTGGGTCAGAACTAACAACGATTTGTTGAGTATTGGATGAATTAAAACCTTCGATTGCTCCAAAGCTAATCGATGTGCCACTTACAGTGCCGACCTTACACTTTGCGTAATTATTCACTCTTTCCCTATATGCCAAAACAAATTTTCCAGTAGCAGGATTATATGCTAAACCGCCAACATAAAGGCTTACGTTGCTGGTCTCAAACGTAACCGCACTTCCAAAGCTAATCGATGTACCGCTTACTGTCCCAACAAATGCTTCCCCGCCGGAGCCGGAACTTTTTTGACGCGCAATAACAATTTTTTGATTTACGGAGTCATAAGCGGATGTCTGAGAATAAGAGCTGGTTTGGGGGCCTGCGTTAACTTGGCTACCAAAAGAAATAGATGTGCCACTTACAGTGCCAACATTACAGCGCCCTACAGCGCCGCTGTCGGAATAAAAAACAACAACTTTTCCTGCGGATACATCATAAACAGAATTTAAATAGCCAACATACTCAGAGGCGAACACAACTTCCGACCCAAAATAAAGAGATGTTCCAGTTATAGTGCCGACCGCAGCAGTGCCATAATTACTGTTGCCTTCGTCCCTATAAACTACAACAACCCTGTTGTTTGCGGAGTCGTAAATTGCGCTATTGTCTCCGCTTGTTTGGGTATTGACCGTTTTCGCCGTTCCGATAGACTGAGAAACAGCAGTCTCCGCAACAATACTAACCGTCCCGTCAGCATTTACGATAATAGGCTGACCGCTTGGCAACACACCACTGGCAACGGCCTTTACTTCTCTCGCTTTTTCAGCGGTACCAATGATGCGCATTTAGATTATTCCTCGTCGTCGAGTGTCGGGTCTACCCAATCAGGATTAGCTGACCACGTTGTGCCATCCAATTTGTACTTGTTGCCTGTCCAATCATCAGGGGCGTTTGTTATGTTCTCAGTGATTGTAACCGTGGTGCTGTTCAAGTCACCAATAATAAACTGTGCAGGATCACCGACTGTAATGTTATCAGCCGTGGCTGTGATCGCAACATTATCAGCAAGCAGATACTTGCTTAACTTAGTTGACGTTTCAACGATGGTCTTCATGTGTTTAACCTTTCACGATAATAGATTTAGAAGAGATGGCCGTTCCAGCCACAACAGACGGATCAGCAGGGGTTGTACCCAGCGCACCGCTAGTCTGTACATAGTAAGTCTGCCCAGCGGTTAAACTGGTTTGATTACTGTCAACCATGCACGTTGAGTTGATCGCTGCGGATTGACCGTCAGCGTAGCCGCTATTGGCAAAACCTATGAAGTTCTCGGAGGTGAGGTTGCCCCCTGCAAAGTTGGAGTCTACCGTTAATAAAGTCCCTATGTTTGAGGCCGCTTGATCTCTAAAAGCAACAAGTACCTTCCCAGAGCTTACTGAAAACGTAGAACTTGTATAACTTTTTCCACCCCCACTAGATAGGGTCGCAGGTGTCCCAAAACTTATCGACGTACCGCTTACAGTACCTATAATGCCTTGTAAGGTGTTGCTCTTTTCACAAAAAATAAACGTCTGGTTATTTGTGCTATCATAACTAACGGAAATATCGCCAGCTTGGGCATCAGTAAAAGAAGTTTCTGAGCCAAACGTCATTGATGTTCCGCTTATTGTCCCAACAATAGCACTTCCATAACCTCCAGAGTTTCCTTCATCTCGATATGCAATAACTATCTTCTGTGCAGTGCTGTCATAAGCGGCTGAAATATATTGTACATCTGCCGCATCAAAGGCGGCAGTTGAACCACCACTTATTGATGTGCCACTAACAGTGCAAACAACATAGTATCCATCTCCAGTGTCTGCGGCGTCCTTGTAAAAAAATGCAGTTTTATTTGCATTGCTATCATATACAACATTCATATAATCAGGTCTTTTTGAGGCAACTATAGTAGTGCTGCCAAAAGATATAGACGTTCCACTTACCGTTCCAACGGCTCCTGCAACAAGAGTACCTGATCCACCACGCCAGCCAAAAACAACTTTGTTTGCGCTAGTGTCATAGGCAATGTCTACGGTAGTGACAGTCTGGCTATTAACCACCACTGCTGTACCAAGTGATACCGTTGTACCAGTTACGGTGACAACTCTGGATGTGAGGTAACTGTCATTGTTGGCGTCACGATAAGCAATAACAAACTTTGAGTTATCAGGGTCGTAAACAACAGCAGTTGACAGTCGTGAGTTCCCCATTTCACTTGTTATTTGTACAGCCGTTCCAAGTGTCACAGAAGACCCAGATATTGTCCCCGCAACAGCCATGCCTGCCTGTGAATTACCATCATCCCTATAAATAAGAAGAAAAGTTCCAGAGCCATTTGTAGCTATAGCTGGAACAAAGGTGCTGGCATTATTGAATATAGTTAGGTTAGTAAAAATGTTACTAACAGTCCCATCAGCATTAACTACAACAGGATCTCCAGTGGCTAACGCACCAGAGGCGATAGCACGAACTTCACCATCTACAGGGGCGTTGCCAATAAAGCGCATTAGCTGATCTCTTCGTAGCTTACAATTACTTCCAAGTCGTTAGCGGCACTAGCAGTCGCAGTGATTGACCTATCTTCCTCAAGATACACAGACGTACCTTTATCAAGAGCAACCAGCGAAGAGTCGGCAGGGACCGAAACAGTTGCGACCAGAGAGTAGGCTGTGCCACCGCCGGATGCCGCGCTGTGCATATCCACCGTAACGTCTGCGGCGTTTACGCCATCGACGTTTGCCACTTGGATCATGTTGATCTTAAAGACCTTGCCGCTGGATGCAGCATTGCTGACCAGTGTCGTTGCGGATGTTGTAGAAAGCGCGACGGTGGCGGATTTGCCTATGATCGTGCTTACATTTACGATATTCGGTGCAGCCATTTGTTTTCTCCTTTAGCCAAACACGATTGCCATAGCTATGGCTTTACCTGTTGATATACCAGCACTACCAAAACTAATAGTGCCACTTCCGTTAGTAACTAATGCTTGGCCGCTTGTGCCATCTGATGTCGGCAGTGTAAGCGCAGTTACAAAAGCCTGCAAGTTAGCGTCATAGGCCAAGACATCTGATCCAACTGCCACACCTAGATTTGTGCGGGAAGTACCTGCGTTCGCAACATCGGATAAGTTATTCGCAGCAAGCAATGATCCCGTGGCCGGAATCGTGGCTGTAAGATCAACAACCGCGGCTCCTGATCCAGCGCCGTCACAGTAAATAAACGCCGTGTTGCCGTTAGCTACCGTTACGTTAGCCCCGCTGCCCTGTGAAAACACAGCGGACTGACCAGAGTTGTTCTTTACAACATAGAACTTTTGACTGTCGTTGGGAGCTACCGTAATTGTATTCGTTCCACTTGGACTGCCAGAAAGAACCAGAACCCGGTATTGTCCGTCAGATAACGCCCCATCCGAGGTTGTCAAAGTATGCGTTGTGCCGGACAAAGTAATAGAACCGACACCGTTCGTCAGTCGATCCAAGATGTCGAAATTAAGGTTGGTAGTATTACCCCAAGTACCAGACTCGTCGCCTGTTGCAATCTTTGTAATGCCGCCGTTTGTAGTATAGGTAGCCATATCTCTTTACCTTTACGCTGCTATTTCAGTCCAAGTTGTGCCGGGATTTGGCCCCTCTTCAGTCCAAGTATCTCCTCCAGAAGGAGACACAGGCGTCCAAGACGTACCCGGATTTGGAACAATGTTACCATAAACTAGCACAGAACCAACCGTTGCGCTAGCACTAAGCCCCGTAACACTTGCAATCGAGTTACCTTTGGCCTCAACCGTCCCCATTCCAGAGGTCATTATCATGTCAAGGTTATTTACAGGGACTCTTTGGAAAGTGCGTAGTTCAACCGGATTTACAAGCCCTGATGCCGCAATCCCCGTAACTTCGACATTAGGAGCATCACCAATTATGGTCGGAGCGGTTACTCCACCCGCCGCTTCAACACCCACGGCGTTTACATCAACGCCGGTGCCTTCGATGATCGTGACACTGCCGACACTTCCCGAGACCTCAAGTCCCGTCGCCGGAGCGTAGGCGTTAATAACAACCGTGACGCCGTTTACCGAAGCCGTGCCAAGCAGGGACGCTGTAAGTGTGACCGTAACCCCTGCGCCTTCGACAACCGTTACAGAATTAACAAACCCCGTGGCTTCTAGCCCCGTAGTCGGAATATTCTGCTCAGTACGAAGTGTGACCGTACCAACATCTCCAGAGCCCGATAGTCCTACTACCGTTACGCTGTTGTTGCCTTTTGCGATAGCCGAACCAACAGCACTAACGGAGCCGAGCCCCGTAACCGAAACCGAGACATTTTCGCGAATAACCGCAACACCAACTTGGCCCTGCATAGCGTCAATCGTAGATTGCTCACCGCCCCAAGATGTAACGCCAAAACCTAACTCACCCCACCCGTTAAGAGTATGGCCCACGCGGACAGGAACTGCTTCATTCCAAGCAGCCTCTCCCCATTCGCCACGACTCCAACCAGTGATGTTCGCCATAGGGTTGCCCCTTACGCGATACGGATAAGAGCGTTAGTCGCGTCAGCCGTTGGGAACACAATCTGGAAGTCACCCGCTGTAGACGATTTGTCAGAGCCAAAATCCAAAACAACAACAGTGTCTGTAGTACCCGACCCCGCGCCAGTTGTGGTGTTGTAAATCAACGCACCACGCGCAGTGATTGTAGCTGATGTAAACGTCAGGTCCGCAAAGTCTGTAAACGCTGTGGTTCCAGAAGTCGTCGGAGTTACGTTAGTTAACGCACCACCTCCCGCGGCATACGAACCTGAGTTCGCTACTTCGTTAGTTGCTGTGTAAGCTGTGGTCGCTGCGTTGAAAGAAGCACTGTTTGTGTACAGAGCCAACTTAAACGTATCGCCTGACGAGTTTGTAAAGTTGTGACTACCAGTAAGCAATTCCTGCTTAAAAGAAGTACACATATAGTTTCCGCTGAAAGCCATGATTATAGTCTCCTTATAAGTTCAGCCAGTTCGGGGTTTCCCGCATCCTTGAGTGCATTATACACAGTTGTACGGTCACTGCGAATAGCCTGTCGCATGTAATATGCAACAAGCGTTTCAATGTGTCTTGAAAAGGCACGAGCCTGATCGCGTATTCCAGATTCTGCGGTATCCGAAACTGAAATAATCTTATCAACACACTGCTCCGCCAACTCTTCGGGAGTAAACCCGCGGTTGTCCGTAGTTTTTACCCCAATAACAGGGGCGTCTTTGTTGATGTCTACTTTGAACTCAAACATTACTGTTTTGCCCTTATAACCTTGCCTGTGCGGTATTCATCTGTTGTTTCTTTAGCTTCACCCAGCATTTTCAATGCCATCATACTTTCTTGAAAGCGTTTGTCGTAATATTGCATTATGTCCTGCTCACCCTTCATAAAGAGGTAAGCCTCCACCAACGCGCCGTACAAAAGAGTAAGTTCGGCGTTTTTACTCAGCCATGTCGTGCCACTTTCTCCGCCTGCCGTAAGACTTAAAGGTCTGTAAAAATAGTGCAATTCAGCCGTATACGCTGCGTCTGGAGTAGGGGCCAACAAAAAATTATCCACATCAAAAACAGAATAATACCGCGGCGCACCCGTTGTGGTAGCGTCGGGAGTATATGTCTGTAAAAAACTTGGGTCTTTAAACTCTACAAAAAACTTATCGCCGTTTGATCCCGTTAAACTTAAAGAAAAAGGAGCCAAAAAATCCCCGGGACAAGCTAAGTATTGATTTGTGTTTGTTGTAGAAGCCGTAGAATTCTTACGAAACAAACTTAACTGAACCATTTTTAAAATTCGTTCTTCAGATAAACGAATAAACAAAGGCAAATTAGTGACGAAAGTTGACTCGTCATTTTCAGTGTAATCTTGAATAGCCTGTTTTAGCTGCGCGTATGTAAAACTCATGTTGTCACCACCGTTATACTTCCAACAGAGCCTTGTAGCTCTGGAGTCTTATCTACTTCTGAAGCCATCTCGGCGGTGCCCGACGTACTCCAGTTTCCATTGCCTAAGTAAACAATGCCGTTAGTCGTAACCACCAAAAAAGCACTCGTAGGGTTGCCCGTATCCGGCCGCGCGTCTTTTAAAGCTTGCGGGTCTATAACTTTGGGAAAAGGACCTAGTTGAGGCTGCTTAGACTCAAACTCATCCTTACCAACAAGCGCCCCGGTCCACTCTTTACGCATGTCTTTGTACCGATACCGGAATCCGGATCGGTCAGAGATAGCAAAAGAATTTTTACCCGACGCAAACTTACTCATTAGTTTGTCCTAAAGTACTGGTATTGAGGAACAACATTAAAAGAAGACCTGTCACGGTCCTCGGTCATAGCTCTTTCAAACTCTTCTTCATAAACAGCTTTCAAAAGTTGAACGCGGTTTGGAGCTCTTTTCATGGAAATATAATACGCCAGCCCTGCGGCCAAACACGGGTAAAAACGAAAGGGCATGTCAAGCGTGTTGGTTTGACCATCCGCATCATTCATACGAGTTAACGCATCATAGATAACTACATCCGTATTGTTTTCAGGTCGCGGCCATATCTGCAAAACAGGCGTAGTTTGACGATCTAAGAAAAACTGAGACGGTCGGCCCTGACTTGTTTTGTTTGGAATGGATAAAAATGTGTCTCGACTAACCCGATCCAAAGCGTAATCGGTGTTACCTCGACGAACCACAACCGATAAAACGTCTATAACATCGGCACTTATCGAAATATCGCCATCCCCCTGAGTCGAGGTAAAGCTTCTTTGCTTTATAGTCCACTGATTTAGACCGCGATTTGCCCATTCCGCAAGCATAAGATTTAAAGACCGTTTTGCAGTTTTTAAATCATACCCGGTCCTGACCTCTAAACCACAACGTTCAAAAGCTTCTTCAATATACTCAGCAACGTCTAGTTCAAAGTCCGATGTTCCAGATAACGTCATTTTAGCCTACTTTTTAGATTTACGAACGGCTCCACCGCTACGAAGTTTCTTAACCATGCCGCCGCCACGCAGCTTCTTAACCATGCCACCACCGCGCATCTTCTTTGCCATGCCGCCGCCACGCATCTTTTTAGGTTTCATCGCCATTTTTTAATCTCCTGTACAGTTTTTCACGGTTAAAGTATATTTCTGTAGAGTTGTATTCACCGTCATAGCTATCATAGTATCCCTTTTTGTCCAACCTGTTTGCTGCTTCCTGTAACTTAGAAAGTCTTTGAACAAAAATCATGCTATATTCATCGTCAACGTCATAATTAAAAGTAACGTCTTCTACAAAATCGCTCGGCTCATCCTCGGGATTAAACCCCATTACCCAAATGTCCTTGTCGATAAACATACCTTCGGAAATGCGGTGGTTTAAATCGTCCAAGTATTCGTGAAAATCCTCCGGGTTCTTTGTGTTTTTTAAGTCAACAATAATTACCAGATCAAACGCATCATCATATCTAGAAATGCAGGAATACAACGTCTGATAAGACGCTTCTTTCTTAAAGATAATTGAAACTTTGTCCTCCAACCACGCCGTCTTTGCAAACGGACATGGAGGAAGTCCGTTAAAAAACTTACTGGGTTTTTCTAAAGCAACCTTAGACCAACCCATGATCTCAGTAACCAGAGCTTTTTCGGTGGGATCACTGTAAAAGGCTAGATTCATCCTTGAGTCACCGAACCTTTCGTAATCTTACGACGATCTGCCATAACTTTCCCGCAACCTCTTGCTACAGCCGTGCCAGACTGAGACCTGCCGTTGTAAGGACGTTTAGCTCTAGTGACTTCTCCGCCGCAAGCTAAACGCTTTACTTTGGCTGCTTTCGTATTCGAAACAACTTGCTTTCCTTTAGCGCCTTCACGCTTTTTCTTGCGAGCCGTAGAAGCTCGCTCAGACTTACTAAGACTATTTGCCTTAGCTCGTGGAAGGCATCTGTCAGGGTTCTTTTTATTCTTAGAAGTCCCGCACTTGCCTGCGATATTACCTTGGCTATCAATTCTGACCCAATCTTCATCGACCCAATCCTTTAATTTGCCCATTACGAACCCTTTCTTTTTCCGCCCTTAGACTTTTTGGCGTAATTAGGGTCCTTACAATACTTAGAAGCCGCCATATTTGCATAGGCTGACGGGTAAGTGTCAAAAGTTCGTTGCGCCCAAGCCTTGCCTTCGGGGCAAATTTTGCTGCCCTTGCTTTTAGGCGACGCTTTTTTAGATTTTCTAGAATATGCCATATTACCAAGCCTTACATGACCAATATCGCGCAGTGAACTTGTCTTTTGCAGTGTCACACGAGTGACGAGCTCTAAAGTTCTTACGACGACCGGGCTGGTCCTTTTTTATAGACATGTTTTGGTCGCCGAAACGGACAAGCTTTATTTCAGAGCCTTTTTTAGCCAAAACGGCACTCTTTTTAGACGCGTTTGGAGTCCTTTTAGGCTTGTTAAAACCCGGAAAAGTCTCCCCGCGGTATTTTATTCGGCCCGAAGGTGTTCTAGTTACGTCTTTTGTCGTAGCCATAACAACCCTCTTAGCTGTAAAAAACCGTTGCAGACGTACAAGCTGTAAACACAGAGATATAGATGTCTCCTACTCGTATCCCCTCATCTGGGATGTTTACAGAGTGCGTGTCACTTGCATCTAAGTCCATATCTAAAACTACAGAACCGCCATTTCCGTCTGTGATCGTAAGACGGGGAGAACCCGTAGTGGTTTTTATTTGAATCTGCCGAATACGCGCGGAACCAACCGCCGCAGAACCCGTCGCAGCCAAACGTTTTGTTCGAATGTCTGAACCAGCCATTTGTTAGCCCTTCTTTTTCTTTGCAGGTTTTGCTTTCCAAGCCTCATTTACATGAGGCGTAGAAGGGTCGTCTGCTTTAAGTGTACCATTTTTGTTTCGAGCGCGAACTTTTGTTGACTCTATAGGAGAGCCGTCAGGGTTAAGTCCACGCCGTGCGAGTTCTTCGGCAGAGGGCGCTTTAAACCTACTCATAACCCAACTCCTTATGCGGCGGCTATAGTAGCGCCCGTATCAGACCGTTTCCAATTTGTACCGTCAGAGAACGCCAGAATTGCCGCGCCTGCGGCACCGTTTGAAACGTACACGAGCGTACCTGCGCCCGCAGAAGATGCGGATGGAGCAGATGCAACGGTGTATGTTGGAACTTTGATGTCGCCAATAAAACCAGCGGTTGAGGTCACTGGACCTGAAAATGTAGTCGAAGCCATTTTAGTACCCTTTGCATAAGGATTCGCTTTGTAGTCTATGCAACGTCAGGAGGGCGATAACCTGTCTACAAAGCTGATGTTTGCCCTAATAAAACTATACGATAACTTTTACAAAAAAGAAAGGGGCCTCTTTCAAGCCCCCTTCCAATAAGATTAGAAGCAAGCTTCTTAACTTATGCTGCGCCGGGAGTTCCGAACACTGAACGCCAATCGGATACACCGAAAGAATAACGCTCGCGGGCTTTAAACCGCATGTTACCTGTGTCGAAATCGCCTTCCATGGCGGTTTTGATAGGTGAACGGTTAAAGTATTTAAAACCGTTTGGAGCGTCAGTTTTAATGAAGTAAGCGTCGCTGTCGTTCAGGAAGTGGTTAACCACTGCACCGTCAGGCAACATACCCATAGACTTCATTGCGTTGTTGTCGTTATCAGCTGTTCCGCTACGCAGATTTGAGTTGATAACACGCTCGGCAATAAACTGAAGCTCTTTTGGAATGATAAGTTTCATACCACGAACCGCAATTTTAAGGCCACGCTCATCTGTCAAACCAGCAATGTCGATCAGCATTTGCTCAAGAGAAGTCTCGTTGAGGTCGGCTGCGACTGCCAGCAAGTTTGTCTGGTTACCAGACAAAGATGGGTGAGCGTTTGAACACAAAGCCGCACCGTCGCCGATGGCGTTGCCACCTGTCGCCGAAAACGCGTTGTTCAAGATAGAAGCTGATTTGATCTGCTTCGTCTGCGCCATAGAGCGAGCCAGAGCTTTGGTGTAACGAGACGCCAAACGATCATACAGGTTATCTTCAATGGCTTCTTCAGTGATGGAGAAGGCCAATGCGATGGTTTCATGTGTGTAACGCGCTGTGTAGGTCTCTTGAGCGTCGTCAAATGTGATGGAAGTACCTTCACCTTTAACTGGGGCTGTTGAGAAACCTCCGAGCATAACTTCCTCTTCGAATGCTCGGTCTGAGCTTTCTTCATCGAAGATGTCGGCATGTTCGTTTTCATAACGGTCATATTCCAAGCCAAACAATGCGTTAAGGCCGGGTTCTAGTTCTTTCGCCAGTTGTGCGCGAGAAATAGCCATTTGTTAAATCCCTTCCTTATACGCCCGTTGAAGTCGCGGTAGTCTGCGAATCAAAACGGCTAGTGTTTGAATTGTAGTGAGCGTTGATTCGAACAATCATTGGAATCCCTGCCGAAGCAAAGTCACTGTTAGCTTCATCGTCCATTACGCCTACAATGCGAAGTGGAAGAGTCGCGGTGACAGCAATTGTTGAAACACCCAATGCAGAGTTAGAGCTACCTGTGTCAGTTGAGCCAGTTCGTGCAGAGGTGCCCAAAGATGCGTTAGCAAATACCGCAGCTTGCGCCGTGGCCCGGTCAGTCAAAGAAGCGTCGGACGCAACTTTAAACAACTGGTTTGGATTGTCTGCAACAAAAGCTTTTACAGGGTAGTTTGTATCGACGCTAACCGCACCGGAACCGGGCCAGTAATTTAGAAACACAGGTTTCTTTTGCGTTGCGTCTTGATATTCTACGCCCATCAGAACACCCAATGCAGGAGTAGTGCCACCGTTGGTAGCGCCTGCGTGGTCAACAACGCCTGCGGCCGTAGGGACACAGAGCGAATATTGAAAAATTGGGTTAGTGTTGTTAGACGCAATTTCGTACTGAGTTACACCAGTAGAGTTTGCGCCCGAGCCAACAAGACCGATAGGACGAAGACCGTAGGCAGTGTTTTGGTTTGCCATAAGATTTTTCTCCTAAATAGGAGGCCCTTATTTTCGAGGACCGCCAAAGGTTACACGAGACTGACGATCCGGTTTATGAATCGTCATGGTTGAATGTGCGTTCTCGCGCATCATGTCAGAATCAACAGCTTCCATTTGGTCAGCATTACGCTGCTTAAAGTATTCGGTACGCTCTTGAATTGTTTCGACAGGAATGCGAGCCAGCATTAAGCCACCCACTCCAAACACACCCTCATATTTTCCTGATTCAACTACCGGGGACTCAAAGTCAGGGTATTCGTCTTGACGAACAAGTTCCCAACCTTCGCGCATTTTTGCGCTGATGTTTTTTCGATCATCATATCCGCGCGTTTCCGCACGAATCCAACGATGCTTAAAACCTTCCGGTGCAGGCGGTGCATCCAACATAGATGGGGGAGCCCACGGCTTACGCTGCGCCGTTTTTTCCCGAGTTTGGTTTGCGCGAGGAGTGCGCTTGATAGAACCGTTTACATTTGTATCTTCGCTCATCAGTCTTACTCCTTAACGTATTTCGCGTATGCTTCTAGCGGCACACCCAATTTCTTCGCAATTGCGACTTGGCTCGGGGTGAGTCGAACCTTTTTCCCACTACTGCGCCCAGAATTATTTCTAGAAACACCCGCAACCGTCTGGACGGCCCGTTTGCCGGGTGCTTGCGAGGAACCTCCAAACGTGTCGGAAATCCTTCGATCAAGCTCAGTATAGTAGTCATTGCTCGTCGGGTCAAATCCTTCGTCTTCGACAAGCTTTTTGTGAATCCCAAAAGCCGCAAAAGTCTTAGCGTCATCTTGCCCAAACCACTCGTTACGTTGAGCCCACTCTTCAGCTTTTGGGTCGGGCCGTTTAACCTGTGGAGCAGCTTGTTGCATGGGCTGTCGCATAGGCTGTTGCTGTTGCGCCTGCGTCTGTTGCTGACGCTCTTGAGCCTGCTTTGCTTGAGCCGCGCGTTCGCTTTGAGAAGTCAAAGCAATCATGCGTTTGTTAGCTTCAACCGCAGCTTGCGTATCACCCATTTCCATTGCTCGGGCAAACTCAGATTCAGCTTGCGACATCTCGTTTTGAACACGGTTGCTGTATTCCGCAACGTAGCTATTGTCCAAATTAGAAAAGCGTTGCTTTAAAGTTTCAGACTCCTGCTGAACCTGTTTAGCGTAATTAATAGCTTCGTTTTCACGACGCTCAGCCTCACGCATCTTTTTAGTCAACCGATCAATACGTTTTTGAGTTGCGTTATCCGCTTTTTCAAACTGATCCGAAGAGGCAACCTCTAAACCAGAATCCTCAATTTCAGGGGAATCTACTTCCACCTCAGTGTCTTCGTCGGACGCAAGGTCCAGTTCAATTTGGTCTTCAGCCATCTATTCTCTCCTAATAATGCAAAACGTCTGAGGGTTCCGATATTCGGGCCAATATTTCGTCGTCGTTCAAAATACTCACGTTACCGCCGTCAATGGCAAAGCGAGAACCCGCATAACGAGCAAACATGACCCAATCACCTTGTTCACACCACGGCCCGTTTGGGAACTTTTCAGTATCCTTGTAAGCAAGCTCGCCTACCTTCAAAACGTAACCAACTTGAGTGGAAACCTCTTGCTGACTTACCGCAGCTTGCGGCAAGTAAACACCGCCCTCGGTCTTTCCTTTCCCCCGATACGGAAGAATTAAAAGACGCCACCCTGTAGGCGTGGGCATTTTTTCTAAGAGAGAAGCACCAATGGAGTCTGGGTTTAAAACCCTTTCTTCGGGTGCGGCATATGCCTCGGAGAGGCTGGCGACCGCTTCTTGAGCGGCCTCTAAATTAACTTTAGTCAACAGATTGCTCCTGTTTATCTAGCAGGCCCTTGAGTTCCTGTTCCACATGATTCAGGGCTTCTAAGTTCCCTATGAGCTCACGATATTGCTCCATAGACTTGACATTGTTGTACTGCATTAAGTCAACAATGGCTTGCCTTCGTTCTCTTATCATGCGAAAGACGGCTTCCGCAATGAATATCTCATCCATTCCTATAAACTCCCACTTTATCTGATACAGACATTAGCGAGATTTAAGGGAAAGGCAAGAAGATTTAGTCCTCCATTAACTCAAAGTGAGGCGCATCAATAAATGGACGACGGCCCTGTGAACGACGTAAGTCTACATACTCGTTCATAGCCTCTTCAGCCGTACCCTCATAAGCACCAAAATCGTCAATATGCCAAGCCGCGCCCCAGCGAAGTTTGACGCCGCAATCCTTGGCGGCAGTTTTCATGGCGTCAGCGATCTCATCATAGAGATTCAGTTCCCATCTGCCCCCGTCAATATATGCCATTAAATCAACGGCATAGCCGCCGAGGTGCTTGCTTTTCATCGTTTGAGAAGCACCTTTCGCAACCAAGGCTTCCTGCTCCTTGCGAGTTCTAAGACCGCAAATCACACTAAAATCCTGTTCGGAACGCCCAATGGCGCTGCGGACAACTGTCTGTAACGAGGGATCAACGCCCTCTAGCCGCTCGTTGCTACGGTTTCCCAGTTTGTATGTCATTTCATTTCCTCTTGAACAAAGCCTGCGCACCGCGAACACCAAAACTGGCGCTTATTGCGATACCTAAACTATAAAAATACCAGTCGGGCGCTTTGGAAAGTTGTTCAAAGCCACGATCAACCCAGCCCTCTGCACCGGGTATGAAGGCCAAGACAAGCGGGATTGACAGAACAATTACAAACCACTCGTCTTTCCAGCTTGATTTCGCGCCCTCTGCCATGATGCGTTCCCAATCGGCAACGCTAGTCTCTTTCGACAAAAGTATTTGCGCTTTCGCCTTAGCCTCTGTGAGCTTTAGCTCCGCGGCGGCAGCGTTCTTGTCAGCTTTACCCTGCAACCACGAGCCTGCGAGGTTGGCTATCGGTCCTAGTGCGGCAGTGAATATACTCATTTTCTACCCATCCACGCTGTTGCGCCCATGAAAGCACCGACAATCCCTGCGCCTGAAATGTAGAACAAGTTAGAAATGTCGCTCAGTGCCGTAACACGATCCAGAGGTATAAAGAACATTGTGACCGTAAAGACACCCATACCAATTAAAGTCCACCGAGCCATGCGAAGCTGCGCCAAATGTTTGCGCAGCGCATCCTCAGTTTCTCTAATCTCTTTGGCCTTCGTCATCTCGGCATCCGATACAACGCCATCACCATTCATATCGTAAGCATCGTACTTACTTTGATCTTCCAGCTTCTTTGCCGCCATCTTCTAAACTCCTTGCATACGCTATTGCGTGGTGCTTGTGGTGCGTTATTATAACAACTTTTCCGTATTTGT